CAGTTAAAGGACACGAATAAAACTCTTGAAGATCAGGGCGAGTCTATGAAGAAGTCCATCATCTCCGCTGATCTTATGGCTTCGGCTATCAAGAAACTCGGTGCTATGGTGGTAGACCTCGCGAAGGATGCCATAGACTATAATGCCCAGATGGAATCCTACACGGCTTCTTTTGCTAACTTCCTCGGCAGTACGGAGGAAGCAGAGAAGGCGATAGCAGCCATAAAGGAAGACGCTGCATCTATGCCCTTCGGATCCTCTGACCTCATAGACGCAAACCGTGCGCTCATTACTACGGGTGAAAGTGCGGAAGCGTCCCGTAAGGCTATAAGTAACCTTGCTCAGGCAGTAGCTGCCACAGGCGGAGGAAATGCCGAGCTTTCAAGAATGGCTGCCAACCTAGCGCAGATCAAGAACACAGGTAAGGCAACCTCACAGGATATCAAGCAGTTCGCCAATGCCGGAATAAACATCTACGGACTTCTCGCAGAAGCAACCGGGAAGAGCGTAGATGAAGTGAAGGATATGGAGATATCCTACGACGACCTGTGCGCAGCGTTTGACCGTGCTACACAGGAAGGCGGTATGTTCTACGGTGCTATGGATGCGCAGACCAAGACCTATAACGGACAGTTAAACGCCTTGAAGAGTAGGATTCAGGACTCCCTCGGTACGACCTTTGAATCCGTTATGACTACTTTGAGGGATAAGGTATTCCCGGCAATAAACAAGGCTCTTGATTCTATAGACTTTAAAAAGCTCGGAGAATCAATCGGATCCATCGTTTCTGCGGTGGGCGAGATACTCCCCGTTGTCATTCCTGTTGTGGCGAAGGTGATAAACCTTCTGGGTGATATCATCAAGGCTATCACTCCTGTCGTACAGGGGATATCCACTGCTCTGACGAACATAATAGATCTCGTCAGTAACGTGTTCGCCGGGAAATGGTCGGCAGCGTGGAAGAATATCGTGAACGCTGCTTCGGGACTGTTCTCCGGACTGACTAATACGCTTATCAACATAATCAATTCCGTCATCGGTGCGCTTAATAAAGTCATTTCGTGGTTTAATGGCAACTCAAACACGATAGGGAAGATAGCAAACTATAGCGGATCCTCCGGAGGTTCCAAGTCGGTATCCGTAACAAGTTCTTCCGGAAGCAAGAAAAACCTTCCGCACGTTTACGCTGCTTCGGGCGGTAAGTTCTCCAATGGGTCGGTGATAGTCGGTGAGAGTGGTCCCGAGCTTCTGACGATGAACGGCGGAGTAGCAACCGTTACTCCTATTACCAACAACACGACAAACCTCGGCAGCATCAATCTTTCCGTGTACGGTGCCGAAGGTCAGAGCGTCACAGATCTGGCGGATATCGTTATGAGTAGGATCCAGACCGCAGTCGATACAAGGGGGGCAGTATGGGCATAAGTTCATTCACATATAACGGTGTAGCTTCTACCACATACGGAATCTGGATAGAGAAAAGACCGGCAGTGTCATTTCCTAAAAGGGTCATTGAATCCATAAAGATCCCCGGAAGAAGCGGAGCTCTCCTCTTTGATACTGGGTCATACGATAACGTAACGGTGACCTATGAACTCGCGTATCAGTCGAACGTGGTAAGGGATAATGCTATTGATATCGCGACTTGGCTTTATCAGACCGACTACAGGGAACTGACCGATACCTATGAGCCTTCCTACTACAGGAAGGCTATTCTTGTATCTCCGATTACTGTAAACGACATTCTGAACGTAGCCGGGAGAGTGAACGCTACGTTCCAGTGTATGCCACAGAGATATCTTCTGACAGGTAAGAACGCCATCACTCCCACATCAGGGGACACGATACAGAACGACTATCAGGACGCTCTTCCCATCATTACAGTGACAGGAAGCGGTGACGGTGTCCTGACTGTGGGTAACTCGGTAGTGACCATCACAGGACAGACGGACGACATAATCCTTGATTCCGAAAGACAGACGGCAGAGAGCAACGGATCCAACGCTAACAGTTTGATATCTCTGACGAACGGATTCCCTGTCCTTGTTAACGGGTCAAATACCATCTCTTGGACAGGCGGTATCACAGGCGTATCTGTCGTCCCGAACTGGTGGACTCTGTAAGGAGGGCATATGAAACCTATTCTTTATCCGGCAGACGCTACCTCCTTTACGACACAGGGACTCGGTGCCTTAACAGACACTATCTCCTGTGTCGTAACTGAAGAGAGAAACGGGGAATACGACCTTCAGATGACATATCCGATAACGGGGATCCATTTCTCCGATATTCAGGATAGGTGCATTATAAAGGCTATTCCTTCTCCCCACAGGTCAGCGCAGCCGTTCAGGATATATCGCATTGATTCCCCTATCAACGGGATAGTGTCCATCTTTGCGCATCATCTCTCTTACGATCTATCGGGGATCCCTGTTAAGCCCTTTACGGGCGCGGTGTCGTGCTCGGATGCTCTTCAGCATTTGGTGGACAACTCGGTAATAGCGAATCCGTACACGATATGGACTGATAAGTACGTTTTGGGTGATTACTCGGTAGCGCAGCCGTCGTCATTCCGTTCCCTTCTGGGAGGGTCTGAAGGGTCTATTCTTGATGTATTCGGTAAGGGTGAATATGAGTTTGACGAATACCAGATCAAACTCTATGTATCCAGAGGACATGACAAGGGATTCGTTATCAGATATGGCAAAAACCTAATAGACCTGAAACAGGAACGGAATATAAATGATGTCGTTACGGGCATATATCCCTTCTGGAAGAATCCGGAAGGGGACCAGCTCGTCCAACTTGATGACTATATCGTCAACGCTCCGGGGGACTTCTCGTTCACGAAGATAAAGACCGTGGACTTTTCGGGAGACTTTCAGGAAGCTCCTTCTCAGGCGGACCTTCTTTCAAAGGCGAACTCCTATATCACGAATAACGAAGTGGGTGTGCCTAAAGTAAATCTCACGCTTTCCTTCACAGAAATAGGAAGCCTTGAGCAGTGCGATCTCTGTGATGTCGTGACTGTGGTATTTGAAAGGCTCGGCATACAGGAACAGGCGGAGATCATCAAGATCCAGACGGATGTTTTGCTTGAGAGATACACAAGGATTGAAGTTGGAACGCCGAAAACGACTCTTGCCGATACTCTGAATATTCACAATAAAGAGCTTGAAAAGGTCCCCACATTAACGACTATTTCTCAAGCAATAATCGACTCGACGAATTTAATAACGGGTCAGACAGGCGGATATTTCCGCATCATCTACGATAATGATCCTAACTCTCCAACATACGAAGAGCCGACAGGCTGGGCAATAATGGACACTCCCGAGACGGAGACCTGTGTCAATGTGTGGAGATTCACTTCGGGAGGAATGGGACACTCCTCGACGGGATGGGCTGGTCCTTACAGTGATATTTCCATTACGATGGACGGCAAGATAATCGCGAAGGAATTATTGCTTCAGAACAGTGAATATCTCTCCTCGTACTTTAAGGTGGAGATGGTCAATAACGAGCCTGTCGTTAAGATAGGCGCGTCCTCGTCTGACTACATCCTTGTTATGACTGCTGACAGGATCGCATTTGAGGACCAGTACGGCAATGTTCAGGCGTACTTCGAAGGGGACTCTTTCGTATTACAAGAGCTCGATACGTTCAAGATCGGAAACCTACAGATAAAGACACAGGGAAGCCCTTATTCACTTTCATTCGTAAAGGCGGTGTAAAGTGGCAAATACTAAAACACTAACAGGCAACGGAATCAGAGGATATTACATCGAATTTTACTGCAACGAGACCGGAACAGATATCGCGACTAATACCTCGACTATTTCCTATACGCTGAAGATCTACTCCAACAACTACTCATACGCAGACTACGGCACAGGCTATTCGATCTATATCAACGGGACAAGGGTCGCATATGTGGCAGATAACGGCATTGATACGTCACTGTCTGCTCATTCGTCCTTACTGCTCAAATCCGGTACGACTACAGTCACGCATAATAACGACGGAACAAAGACGGTTAACCTGTCTGCGTCCGTCAGTATGCCTGAAGGGTCTTATGGTCCCGGTGATATGTCCTGTAGTGGGACTTGGGCATTAACTACCATCCCCAGAGCGTCCTCAATGACGCTGCCTTCAAGCTTTACCATAGGCTCTTCGGGATCCATCACAATACAGATGGCATCCAACACGTTCTCCCATACCATCACATATTCGGGATATGGCTTGAGCGGAACGGTAGCAAACCTAAACGCCGGAGTATCGTCCACATCTTGGACTCCTCCGACTTCTTTTTATGCCAAACTTCCCTCAAGTACATCCGGAACAGTCACTTTAACGCTGACGACTAAATCCGGAAGCACGACGATAGGGACGGCAACCTATAACGCGACAATCGTCGTCCCGACATCCGTTAAACCTACTGCTCCTACTGTTACACTCGCTCCCGTTAATACGAACGCGTGGATAAGTTCAAAGGGTTTATATGTCGGCGGATATTCCGCAGTTAAAGTCACGTCTTCTGCTACTGCCGGATCCGGGGCAACCATTTCGTCTTACACGATAAGCGGAGCGTTCTCCGGATCTGGCACTCCTTACACGTCAGCCGTGTTAAGTGCTGGTGCTAAATCAATCACGGTCACTGCTACTGACTCCAGAGGACGGACCAACTCGACTACAAAGTCGGTCACGTTCTTAACCTACACTTATCCCGGTCTTACTACGTTTACGGCAGTAAGGGGAACATATAGCGGTGGATCCTGGACGAGTAACGTCAACGGAAATCATATCCGTGTTCAAGCAGTTCCGAGTGTGGCGTTAAGTGCACAGGGAAACGCTGCCACAGTAAACGTCAAGATAGGGAATACATCCCCTTCCGCTACTTCGGGGAATTACTACTACTTCACTTCCACAAACGCCACAACGTCCTACACTATCACAGGATCCGTTTCAGATTCTGTTGGAAACAACACTTCTCGAACACTAACTGTTCCTACGATTGAAGTTCCTCTGAACATAAACGTGGACCTTCCGGGAATCGGCGTTGGGATGATAGCACAGAATCCGCATGAACTTGAAATTTCGCCTAATTGGACGCTGGTGTCTAACGGCAAATACGCAAGATTCCACACAATGCCTGACACGTTTGAAACGGTTGGCGGATCAACTACGGCTGCTGGATATGCTCGTATTGCTACAGTGGTTTTTGTCGACACTCGTCAGGAGATGCCCATAGAGTTTCAAATCAAAAGACGAGATGACAAATCAACGATTCATTTGTATTTCCACGTTACTACTGGATACGACACAACGGATCCGACAGGCATAGGACTGTGGTATCAGGCAGAGGGAATGTATCAAAACCAATTATTTGAAGCGTTTACTTATAGAACAGGACCGTCAACGTGGGACGTATATGTTAAAAAAGCGTATGCGAGTGCTTGGATAAACATTAGGGCGATTATCCCGGAGTTTATGGCAGAAAGAACAAACCTCACGTTCTCTGATGCGCTTCTTGCGAGCCCTCCCTCTGGGGCAACAATGGCAAAGCCTGTTCCTTGTCTTAATCCCACAGTTACGATAACAAAAACAGGCGGAAACAGTACGGCTTCAAATGTCAGGCTTTACAGAAGCGGAAATGTCTGTCATTTATCGTTTAACATTGCGACTTCGGCAGAAACTTCTGCAGGATCAAATGTATTCACGGGAACAACGAATGCGC